AATAGAGCAATAAAAATGTAATGAAAATAGCAATACACTCAAATCAGTTTGACGGCCGCGGAACAGGTAAAACACCATATGATTATGGCGTTGCGCTTCGGGATATACTCGGACATGAAGTAGTATACATTACTACCCATGACGATCCTAATGAAGGACTACCAAGAATAGGTAAAGAGTTTCTAGTGTTTCAATACAATGGTAATGCAAATAGAGCCCCTGCAGTAGACGTTAAACGTCAAATTGAAAAAATAGTATCAGATCAAAAAATAGATTTTGTACAGATGATGAAGTCTGGAGCTAATGACTTTATTAATCCTGAAAATTGTAAAACAGGTACACATTATATATTTGATGGTAAACAGCCACACGGCAATGTGTTTGCTGCTGTATCTAATGCATTGGCACGTAAATTTGGTTTAACAGCATATGTACCTCATATTATACAAAGAATAGAACCTAATAAGGACATTAGAGCTGCATTAAATATACCGAAAGATGCATTAGTAATAGGTAGGCATGGTGGTAAAGAGTCTTTTGATTTAGCATTTGTACATAGAGCCGTAGAACAAGTACTAAAAACAAGAAAAGATGTTTATTTCTTATTTCTTTCAACAAACCCTTTTATAAACCATGAAAGAGCCATTTTCTTTCCATGGGTAAGTAATGAAACAGGTATATTTAATTTTATTAATGCATGTGATATTATGTTACATGCTCGTCACATGGGAGAAACATTTGGATTATCAGTAGGGGAGTTTTCTGTTAGTAATAAACCTGTTATTACATGGAGCGGAAAAATGCCATGGAGCGGGGAGATAAATACTGGCTACGACACCGCTCATTTGGATCATTTAGGGAACAAAGCATTACTTTACGATGATTTTAATAGTTTAGTAAAACTTATTGGCGGATTAGATGTTAATTTTATACGCAGTCAAAACTGGGACATGTTTACAGAGAAATTTAGCCCTAAGTCTGTAATTACTCAGTATAAGGATGTATTCTTAACATGAAAATCGGCGTAGGCATAGTAACTTGTAACAGAAACGAATATCTTAAAGGTTTATTGGCTACACTGCCAATGGATCAAATAGACGTGCTTGCTGTAGTTAATGACGGCAAAGCTGAAAATAAGATAGATATACCCGGTACTTGGTTACAAAATGAAGTTAACTTAGGTGTAGGTAAATCTAAAAATAAATTAATGAAACACCTTTATGATGCTGGGTGTGATTACATTTTTATTATTGAAGACGATATGCTTATTAAAGATAAAAATGTATTTATGAAATACATTGAAGCGTATCAAGAATCTGGTATACAGCATTTTAATTACGGTCCCGGCTCACCATTTAACCGCAAACAAACTATACAAAATTTTGATATACATAATAGACATTTATTAGATCAACATAGCCCACCTAACCCTCGTTTAATTGTTGAGTACCCTAATGCCAGAATTGCTTTATATGAGCATACAGTGGCAATGTTTTCATTCTTTACAAGAGAGGTACTGGAGAAGGTAGGTTATATTGACGAACAATTTTATAACGCTTGGGAGCATGTAGATCATACATATCGTATTGCATTAGCTGGTTATCACCCTCCTTTCTGGTGGTTTGCTGATATAGCTGATAGTGACAAATATTTATCCGAGGCTCCAGGTGCAATTGACAATTCTTCTATTGCAGATAAAAAAGAACAATGGCATAAAAACGTGTACGGTGGTAGAGAGCTTTATAAGAAAAAGCATGGCCATTACCCTAATCAGCCGCTATTATACGAACAACCTCAAGTATTAGAAATATTAAAGCAAATTCATAAACGTACATGAATGAAATTATTACATACGGACAAAACTATAATTTAAATAAAGGTATAGAAACTTTTGTCAAATCTGCTATTAAAACTGGTAGTAAAGTTACGGTTATTGGAGTTAACTTAAAAAACGATACAATTAAGTATCTTACAGATCATAATGTCAATTATGTTGACGCGTTACCTATTGCCACGAAATATAATGTAGATTTAAACCTGTCACCCTACACTCTTAAAGTTATTTTCTTTTACTTGTATTGTAATAAAATCTCTACAGCTGATAATGTCTTTTTATGTGACTTTACAGATGTTTACTTTAATAAAGACGTGTTTAAATTTGCTACCTCTAAACCCATGGTATTTGGTGAAGGACAAATAATACACAAGTGTCAAACCAATACTACGTGGATAAATTTGTGTTACAATCAAGACATATACAGGCTATTATTAAAATATGAAATTATTAACGGTGGAGCTATACTTGGACCGAGAAATACATGCATAAAACTTTTAAAAGAAATGTGCTTAGACATTTCTATTATATTAGGTAAGATTGGCAATTACCCTAATATTGATCAAGCTATACTCAACAAAGTTGTTCGTTTTGATCAGTTTAGGTATGAAATAGGATCTAAATTAGCTGTGTTAAATATGGCTCAAATAAAAGAACAGAAAAAATGGACCGTTGATAATTCCCCTGCAGTGTTTCACCAATATGACGGTCATCCTGACGTAGAAAAATTTATAAATGAACAAAGTTGATGTAATAATTTTATCTCTTGTTAACGACGACAAGAGTTATAACACTACTAAGGCTTGTATTGATTCTTATATTAATACAGCTGATGATTTGATTGAAAACATATTTGTAATTGAAACTAATAAAGGTTTTAATATAGAAAACAACTACAATCAGCCGAAAGTAAAAGTTATTATACCGCCTGATGAGTTTAATTATAATCAGTTTTATAATTATGGCTTAAAACTCTGTAAAGCAGAGTATGTCATCGGACCCAACAATGATCTACTTATTCAAGAAAATTGTATACAAAATATTGTAAAAGAGTTTGAAACTAATCCTGATATAGATTCTATAAGCCCGATTGATAGAGATTGGCACCGACACACTACTTTATATTTTCCAGATGATAGCAAATTATATTACGGGTATGAAACTTCTTTACATTTATTCGGTTGTGTGTTTGCAGCAAAACGTAAAAAAGTGTTTGAAACTATAGGTTATCTTGACGAGCGGTTCTTTTTCTTTTATCAAGACAATGATTACTCAATGTGTTTAGAACGTACCGGGTTAAGACACGGAGCCTTAACAAGTGCACGGGTAAAACATAAAGTAGGTGGTACTTCTGCTCATGGTGCAGAAAGAACAGAATACACCGCTCAAAACATGAATATTCAAGGTGATATATTAGGTAACAAGTGGAATCAAGAGAAACCGTACTGTACCGGTGGATTTAAAAAATTTAGAGAATATAATTCATAAATGAATATTTCGTTTTTATATGCCAGATTACCTAAGGATGTCTGGAATACTTCAATAGCTTTACAAAGAGAGTTTGAAGCAGCTGGTCACAAAACCAAATGCTACTCTTCAATGAATTTACAAGAACAGTATACTGAAGATGGTATAAAACAATTACTACAAGAAGCTAAGTCAGGTGTATTTGTACCAGATGTTATTATTAACTTTGACTATGGTATGTTTCATAGCCCGCTTTTAACTAAGAGTCAGTTTCCATCAGCTAAATGGGTATTAGAGTCTGGAGACGACCCGCAAAGCTTTACATATAATCATCAAAAAGCTGCTATAGGTAGTTTTGATTTTATTATTTCCCCAGACATCAGATGTGTACAGCGTTACACGAGTGAAGGATATAAAGCAATGTGGTTTCCACACTTTGCAGACACTGCTATGTACCCAGAAAATGTATACAGTATTGAACCAGACTTAGATGCCGTTTGTACAAGAGATGTATCAGATAAATTTTTTCAAAGTGTAAGAGCTCGTTTAGGTAACAGGTTTGATACACGTAGTGGTTTGCATGCATTAGAGCATTCATCGTATCTCAGAAGAGGTAAAATAGTATTACAAAATAGTCAATATAAAGAAATTACACGTCGTATATTTGAAGGTATGTTAGCTAACAGAATGGTTATTGCTGATAGACCTGATAAAGACACTCGTATTGATTTAATATTTGAAGAAGGTAAAGAAGTAGTTTATTTTGATTCATTAGATGACTGTATTGATAAAGTTAACTACTATACAGAACACGAAGATGAGAGGATTAAAATAGCACAGGCTGGTTTTGACAAAGTATCAAAATATCATACTGCTACTGCAAGAGTTAAATCTTTACTAAAATTCCTATGAAAATACTTTATTTAACCAAAGGCGATCATGTAGATTATCAGAATGACTGTCTATTGATTGGACTTAAAGAGTTATTTGGTGCAGACGTAGTAGACTACAACAAACAGCATCACAATTATGACACGTTTGATGCTTTTAGAGCTTCAAAACTTTATGGTATGGGTATGACTGTTACCCGGGTGTTACCAGACTTAGAAGTAGACCGTACAGATATTACTTCAAAAATAAAAAACAAATATTACGATCTTATTGTATATGGATCTGTATGGAGATGTCATGACTATATAGATAATATTTTACAGTATTACCCACCTAATAAAGTTATCGCTATAGATGGAGAAGATGAAACAAATATACATTTTACATACAATAAAGGTATTGTTTATTTTAAGCGAGAATTAATTTATAATCAGCGTAACATGTTTCCAATTAACTTTGCCATACCCACCTCTAAAGTTAACTTTAACGTAAATAAAACTAAGGATGCTGCGTATATAACACCTTTAGACAAAAGTACATACATTTATAAAAACGAAAAAGACTATTACAACGATTACAATCAAGCAAGATTTGGTGTAACAGTTAAAAAGGCTGGCTGGGACTGCTTAAGACATTATGAAATACTGGGTAATGGTTGTATACCAGTATTTTTTAATATTGATTCATGCCCAGACTTAACTATGAAGTATTTTCCAAAAGAAGAATGTAAGGCAGTACTTAAAGACATTGCTAATAAAGAAAAACCTGCAGATATATACAATAAATATATTGAAAGTTTTAGAGCTGCATTGTATCAAAATTGTACAACCACAGCAATAGCAAAAAGATTGTTAGATACGTTGAACACTTTAGGATAGAGGTTATAATCATAACCTAATGCAGTACGTTTTCTTTAAGTCATTAAAAATTACTAACTTCCTGTCTGTAGGTAAAAGACCGGTTGCTGTAGACTTTAAACCAGGCTTAAACATTATTACCGGTCGTAATATGGATAAAGCTGATCGGGCTAACGGTGTAGGTAAATCTACAATTGCTGATGCTATTCATTTTGCTTTGTATGGTTCAACTATTAGAGAGCTAAAAAAAGAGAATATAGTTAATAATCTCTACCCAGAAGATGTTTGTGAAGTAGAATTAGAGTTTACTGTTGATGTTAATCATGTTAAAACAGAGTATAAAATTATTCGTACTCTTAATCCTACAAAATGTTTTCTTTACATAAACGGTGAAGATAAAACTCGTTCAGGGGTACCACAAACCACCGAATTTATTGTAGATATAATTAATACTTCTTCTGAAGTATTTCAAAATAGCGTTATAATGACTATTAATGCGACCATACCTTTTATGGCGCAAAAGAAAATAGAAAAACGCAAATTTATTGAGGGTATACTTGATTTAGAAGTGTTTAGCAATATGTTAAGCATTGCCCGTTTTGATTTTAATGAAACAAAACGGTTATTAGATATTGAATTGACTAAAGTTGATGAGACTGAAAAGACTCTTCAAGATAATATAAAACAAAGAGATTCATACGAAGAAAACAAGAAAAAACGTAAAGATGTACTGTTAACCCGTCAACGTAACAACGAACAAGAAATTGCACTCATTAACGAAAAAGTTGGTAAACTTGAATCTGTTGATACTGCTGCAGAAAAAAAGATATTAGATAATTTAACTGCTCTTAAGACTGCTGAAACAGCTTGTGATAAAAAAATAGCCTCTGTTAATAAAGTTATTACTGAAGCAGAAACTCATATCAAGCTTAATAATGATCGTATTAAAAAACTTAAGAAGGTAGACAGTAAATGCCCTCATTGCGGTAAAGATCTTGCTGAAGCAGCTAATACTCAATACGAAAAAGATAAAGCTGAATGCCAAACTGAAATACAAAAGTATATAGAAATTGTTAATAAAGAAAAACCACGTTTAGTTGAAGCTCAAGAACAGTTAAACAAAGTTGAAGCACATATTACTAATGCTCAGAAAAAGATAAACGACTTTAATATTCGTAAAAAAGAAGTAGAGAATATTAATAACCGTTTAAATCAGCTTAAGGAATGGCAATCTCAATTAGTGGTAGATATAGAAGCGTTAAACGTAGACGATAATGTTTATGCAGCTAATATAAAAAAAGTAGAAGACAGAATCGCTGAAATTAAAATTAAGATTACAGAATTACAAGCTAAGATAGACATTATTGAATCGGCTAAGTTTATTACATCTGAAGAAGGTGTAAAATCGTTTATTGTTAAAAAAATACTTGAGGTGTTAAACCTTAGACTTGCTTTCTATCTCAAAAAGCTTGAAAGTAACAGTACAGTTAAATTTAACGAGTTCTTTGAAGAAACTATTACCAATGAACGCGGAGTAGAATGTAGTTACTTTAACTTCTCTGGTGCTGAACGTAAAGCTATAGACCTTGCAATGATCTTTACATTTCAAGATATCCGTAGAGCACAAGCTAATGTATGGTTAAATTTATCAGTATTTGACGAGTTACTTGACTCCTCATTAGATGAGAAAGGTATTGAATTGGTATTGGATATAATACGGGATAGAGTGGAAAAATACCAAGAGGCTGTGTATATAATATCACACCGCAAGGAAAGTATGAAATACTGTACAAGTGGTGAAATTATATATCTTGAAAAGAAAAACGGCATAACAGTACGATCAACAACTTTTAATAATGAATAATTCCTTTGTAATAGGCGCTCCTGCGTTACCATTTGGTGCACCAACACTTGGTGTTCCAACACCACAGAATCATGTTCCTGCTATACAGAGTGGACCCACTCCAGGTGCACCAGCAAATACAGCCATGAGCTTTGCTGCTGATCATGGTGGCTGTGGTTTTTGGAGAATGCATTGGCCTGAGTCGTTAATTAACTCATCTGGTAAAGGAGTCGTCACTAACTCTACTGTAATGCTTTTAGACCCTCGGTATTATGCTACGGTTAAATCAGTAAAAATTCAACGCCAGGTAACACCACCACAATTAGAGTTTGTAAAGTTCTTAAGACATACCTCTAACAATGGAAACAAGTTTAAATTGTATTATGAAATTGACGATGTCATTTTCCCTGAAGATATTCCACTATATAACAAGTCACGTTCTGCTTTCGTAGATCCTGTTATTAGTAAAACAGCAATAGAGATTATTAAGCATTGTGATGCCATTACCTGCCCTACTAAGTTTATGGCAGATTATTACACGGAAAGAACAGGTGTACCTTCTATAGTAGTTCCTAATTATTTGCCAAAGTTTTGGATAGATCGTTTTTATAATAAAGCAAAAGTAGTAGAAAATTTTGATCGTAACAAAAAACGTCCACGTATCGGTTATGTAGGTAGTCCGACTCATTTAAATATTGATAGGTTACAAGGGGTGCAAGACGACATTGATCCGTATATACCATTAATACGTAAAACTTATAAAGACTACAAATGGGTGTTTATGGGTGGTATACCTTATAGCTTACAAGATTTGGTACAGTCTGGAGATGTTGAATTTGTAGGTTGGAAAAGCTTATATGAATATGCATATGCTTTTGATTCGTTAAATCTTAACTTAGCATTTGCACCTTTACAAAATAACAAGTTTAATTATGCAAAAGCACCTATCAAGTACCTTGAAGCAGGTGCATTAGGAGTGCCTTGTTTATGCCAAGATGCTCCACCATACAATACAGACCCTGTAGCGCCTTTACTATTCAATACTCCTGATGAAATGATGGATTTAGCTAAGAAATTACTAAAAGATCGTAGAATGTACTTAAATGAATCAGATGATGCTCGTAAGGTTGCAACCAAGTACTGGTTAGAAGATCATATTGATGAGCACATGAAAGTTTACTTTCCTTCTTGATTAGTTAGTAAGAGGGTACATAATATGTTTTGTGTATCGTAACGTATATTATAATTCCCGAGAGAGTTTAGCTTACCTATTTACCTGGGACAATATCGGTAAACGGGTTATGACTAAGACCCCATACAGTCCTTACTTTTATGTAGAGACCAATATGGATAGTCACGATGCTTTGTCTATCTTTAACACTAAGTTAAAGAAGAAAGTATTCAGAAATGCTTTTGAACGTAATAAAGCTGCTCAGGATGGCGCTATTAAACGTTTGTATCATAATATTCAGGTAGAACAACAGTTTCTTATTGAGAAGTACAAAGACGATTACGAAAAACCTGAGTTCTCTGCTAACCCTTTAAAAGTATGCTTCCTTGATATTGAAGTTTACTCTCCAGATGAATTTCCTGAAGCTAAAGACGCTAAGCACCCTATCAACCTTATAACGATATACGATAACTTATCTGAAACGTTCTATACTTGGGGTTGCAAGGCTTATACACCTTCACGTAAAAACGTTGTTTATACTGAGTGTAGCGGTGAAATAGACTTACTTAATAAGTTCTTAGAGTTTTGGGAGAAAGACTACTACCCCGATATTTTGTCTGGGTGGAATACGGACTTCTTTGATTTTCCCTATCTCATTAACCGTATTAATAGTCTATTAGGTGAGAGTGCAGCTAAACGTTTATCCCCGTTAAAGAGTCTTTGGTGTCGTAAAGGTATTTTCGTTAAAGGACAAGAGTTAGATCGTTGGTACATACACGGTGTATCAGCTATGGACTATATGGAAGTGTATAAAGGCTTTGCACGTGGCCTATTAGAATCTTATGCATTAAACTTTGTAGCACAACACGAATTAGGTGAAGGTAAACTGGCTATTAACGCTACTAACTTAGCCTCTCTGTCTGAAAACGATTGGAACAACTTTGTAGATTACAATATTCAAGACGTTGATCTGTTAGTACGAATGGAGAAGAAACTACAGTTCTTTAAGATTATTCGTATGTTGGCTTACAAAGGCTTAACGTCTTTTGAAGCTGCCTTAGGTAAAGTGTCCATAGTGACTGGTTGTGTAGCCTTAGAAGCATATAAACACGGTATGGTTATACCTACGTTTGTATCTGGACCTACAAGAGATGAAATTCAAGGTGGTTATGTCAGAGACCCCGAACGTGGTTTAAAGACCGCAGTAGTGAGTTATGATGCTAATTCTCTATACCCCAATACTATCATTACACTTAACATTTCACCAGAGACTAAAATCGGTAAAATTATACGTAAAACCGATACAGATACCACGTTATTACTTGCGAGTGGTGTAGAAAAGACTGTGCCTAACGATAAGCTTCAAAAGCTTATGGAGGTTGAAAAGTTAGCTATATCTAAAGCTGACGTTTTATACACTCAAAAGAAAAAGGGTGTGGTACCGTCTTTGATTGACAACCTTTACAGTGAACGCGTAAGAAACAAAAACCAATATATTGAATATAAGAAACAACTAAGTAATTTAACTTCTGATACTGATGAATACAAAATGTGTAAGTTTAATATGGAACGAGCTGACACCATCCAACATGTCATCAAGATTCTTCTCAATTCTATCTACGGGGTTTTTGCTAATAAGTTTAGCCCTATTTGTGATAGCGATCACGCTGGTAGCATTACTCTTACTGGTCAATCGGTGGTTAAGCAAGCAGGTATCATACTTGATCAATATGCTAAAGAAAGATACAATGTTGACGTTTCTCTTAATATATATGGCGATACTGACAGCACTCATGTTACTATTCAACCGATTGTTGATAAGCTTAAGATAAAATTATTTGCTAATAATAAAGTAACTCCAGAAGGTTTAAAATTAATTGATGAAGAGATCGGTACGTATTTAAATAACGAGATTAAACGCTGGTCTGCAGCAGAATTTAAATCTACAGACCCTCGTTACTTCTTTAAGCGTGAATCTATTTGTGATGTAGGGGTTTATCTACAAAAGAAACGTTACATTATACACGTATTAAACGATGAAGGTGCAAATGTTAATAAGTTTAAGTATGTGGGTGTTGAAATCGCAAGATCTACTACGCCAAAGAAAGCAAAAGAACTGATTAAGAAGGTCATTGAGAACTCTTTGTTAGGTCAGGATCAAATAAAAGCTAACAGTCTTTATAAAGAGGTTTATGACTCTTTTAAAACATTACATGTTGATGAGATAGCTATACGTGGAGGTCTTAGTGACTTAGAGAAGTATGAAGTCAAAGCAGATGGCTTTAAAATTGGTACTGGTACCCCTAACCACGTGAAAGGTGCAATTTGGTATAATCAATTACTAAAGCATTTAAAGTTGGAAACAAAGTATGAACGTATTACATCCGGTGGTAAAGTAAAAAAGATTTATATTGCACCAAACAAGTATAACATTGATACTCTTTGCTACCCTTACAACTTTCCACCAGAATTTAAAGAATTTGAAGTAGATTATATTGAAATGTTCAATACAATAATAAAACCACCAATACTTGCTGTGTATGATGCAGTAGGTTGGCGATTACCAGATTTAACCAACGAAGTAACAACAGACCTATTTGATATATTCTCATGATTAAAATATCTCACGAATCTCCTTTAAGTATGTTAGAGATATCTCGTACATACAACGATTACTGCTATGCACTCGTGCATCTTTTTGAAACACATCCTGAATATTACAAGTTCTTTGAAGACGGGGTTAAGATGGGCAGACATGTTTTATTAGATAATTCTATCTTTGAACTAGGTAAGTCATTTGACTCTAAGCGTTATGCTTACTGGATACAGAGACTTCAGCCTACTGAGTTTATTGTGCCTGATGTGTTAGAAGACTGTCAAGGCACTATTGATTTTGCTAAGAAGTGTTTATGGCACGATTGGGACTTTATTAATAATTCTAAGGTGATAGGTGTGGTGCAAGGTAAGACTTATGGAGAATTAGTTAAATGCTATGTAACATTAGATCAAGAACTTGGTATAGATAAGTTAGCTATTTCATTTGACTATTCTTACTATCTTAAATTGTTTCCTCACCCTAACAAATGGGTATCTTATATGATGGGTAGAGTAATGACACTTAATCAATTAATGAATGACGGTATTATTAATACAAAGAAACCGCATCACTTATTAGGTTGTGCACACCCAAGAGAGTTTAGTTTCTATCAAGGACCAGAGTATAACTGGATTGAGACGTTAGATACCTCATCTCCTATAGTTCATGGTATTAAAAAAGTAAAATACTCTAATGCAATAGGTAATTGGAAGAAAGAATCTACCAAACTTGTAGACTTATTAGATGTAATACCAGATGAAACACAGGAAAAAATCATTGCAAATAATTTAGCTCAGTTTAGAAATTACGTTAATGGATGACAACTTTAGAAGCTATAACTAATTCAGTACATGCAAACTATCCTCACTTACTGGCCAATTCTGTTCATATCCGGGATTATTGTTTTTGGGATTGTATTCGTAATGAAGAACTCCCGGTAAGAGAGCTTGTTGACGTCAAACCTTACCTAATAAAACACGGTATTGTTGACTTTACACTTGTAATTTTCTTTAGTGATAATACAATAGGGTATCGTCTAAACATATGAAACGTACTTTAATCTGGAAAACATTTTTCTCTCAGAGTGGGTCTGAGATATATGAGATATCTAAAAGTATCGGCAGGTTTCCGGATGTAATCATAACTAATAAAAGTTTTGAAGATATGGATAAAATTAATCCTAATCTTTTAGAGAAATGTTTTGATCGTTTTGTATTCTTACCCAAAAAACCAACCGTAGAAGAATATCGTGAAGCTATTAGACATACCGATATTATTACTCTTCACGGTTACCTCCGTATACTACCGCCAGAAATTTGCAGTAGATATAAAATATATAACGGACATCCAGGTCTTATTACTAAGTTTCCTGAATTAAAAGGTAAGGACCCGCAAGCTAAAGTATGGTTTAACCATGCTGAAAGACCTTATTATCAACACGGACATGTAATTCATGAAGTTATACCTCAAGTTGATGCCGGTAAAGTAGTGGCTGAAAAAGAGTTCTATAGTCACAATATCTATTCTACGTTTAACAGTTTAGATGAATATGTTAAAGCTTTACATGATTTGGCTATTCAAAATTGGGTTGGCTTTATGCGCAAAAGCCTATTAAATAATAAACTATGAGATCAAACTATAAAGCTGCAATCTGCGGTGCTCATTCACAAGGTAAAACAACGTTAGTAAAAGCTCTAAAAGATGATGTGTTCTTAGATGACAATCACTTTTCATTTAGGACTAATCTAACAAGAGGTTTAAAAGACCTTATACCTATTAACGAAAATGGTAATTCTTTAACTCAATATCTTGTAATGGCTCGTCATTTAGAGTATGGCTTAACTCCGGGTAACTGGATCTTAGATAGAGGTGTTTTAGACGGTATTGCTTATACTTCATACTTCTATGAAAAAGGTCAAGTTAATAAAGAAGTATATCAAGCAGCGTTAACTATATACGAACAATTGATCAAAACATACGATAAAATATTCTATGTTGTACCTGAACTTGAAATAAAAGATGATGGTGAAAGAAGTGTAGGTAAAGAGTTTTTTGACGGAGTTGTAAAGCAGTTTGATTTTTATATTAAACATCATTCAATGCCTACAGATAAACTTGTTTATGTAATGGGTTCTGTAGAAGATAGAGTTAAAATTATAACTAATACAATAAAGAAAGATTTCACTAATGAGCTATAATACTAATAATATTGATAAAGTACTTGGTCAGAGAGTAGACTCTCCTACCACTTATACACCAGAGATTTTGGTGCGTGAAGAGCGCCAACGTAACCGTACCTATCTTGATCTTAAGAACGGTTTCTTACCTTTCGTAGGTTACGACATTTGGAACGGTTATGAATGTAGTGCATTAACAGATAACGGTTTACCTGTTACTTGTGTTGCTAAAGTAGTTTATTCTGCTGAGAATGATTTCATTGTAGAGTCTAAGTCAATGAAGCTATACTGGAACTCATTTAACATGCAGAAAATGGGTAAGAACACTAAAGAAGTACTTAAGAACATTAAGCAAACAGCTTCTAAAGACTTATCTTTGTTATTAGAGACTGATGTTAAGGTAGAACTATTTTCTCAAATTACTGACTCTGAAACTGAAGCAGATAGAGGAATCTGGTTTTCAGATCATAGTGCTAATATTTGGCGTCCGTTAGAACAGATTAAAAGTGCAGAAAAAATTAAGTTTACTGTATTTAACGAAAACGCTGATCTATTAGTAGCTAATGAAACCGAATCAACAGAACAACACTTTTATATGAGTACTTTGTTGCGTTCTAACTGTAAGATTACAAAGCAGCCAGACTCAGGTGATATCTTTATTTATTATAAAGGTAATAAAGCAGTAACAGAGCAATCACTATTAGAGTGGATCGTTTCATTCCGTAACGAGTGTCACTTCCATGAAGAAATTTGTGAAGCTGCTTATAAGCGCTTATGGGACTTATTACAACCAGAAGAACTTATGGTGACATGTTACTATGCAAGACGTGGTGGTTGGGATATTGTTCCTACTCGTGCATCTCACAAGAAATTACTCAACAAGTATCTTATTAATGCAAAAGCACCTTATTTTAAATTCCCACGTCAATAACCTTGATTAAAACAAAAACTATATTAATATAACTATATGAGCACAGACCAAACTATCGTATTCCTTGATAATATTCAACGCACTATTATTGCTACTCTTGTTTCTCAAGACGATGCAACAATTACGGTTACCAAGCCATGTATCTTGAATGTTACACCTACACCAGACAAGAAACTACAAGTACAGCTTTATCCTTTATTTTTTAGAGAGTTTACTACTAACCGTGATGAATTCGCTAACTGGACATATGCAAAGAGTGCTGTAGTTCAAAGTGATACTAAGTTAGAAGCTAACTTGATCACTCAATATATTCAAATGTTTCAAACTACAACAGTTAATGCAAACACCCCTGTAGTTAAGTTATTTGACGACGCTAACTAATATGGCACGTAAACCACGTACAGACGAAAACAATGACGAGACTAAGATTTCGTCAATGAAAGATATCTTTGAGGCAGTAGATGCACTAAATGCAGATGCATCTCTGCTTTCAGATGATAACTCTCTTTCTATTGTAGGCGACTGGATTGATACCGGCTCTTATGCACTTAATGCTATCTTTTCTGGATCTCTTTATAAGGGTATTCCTGTTGGTAGGGTTACTGGTTTTTCCGGGCCTTCCGGTGCGGGTAAGACGCTTATTGTTAATAAGATCATTGCGAACGCTCAAAAGAAGGGCTACTTTGCTGCTGTCTGGGATACGGAAGCAG